TGGGAACTGCATGGCAGGGTAAGCATTTCACAAATTTGAAAGGCTGGAAAATAGATAAAGGAGCAGCAGTCTCCAATGGACAACAAAACCCAGACAGACAATCAGCTGACATACCATTCTAAATGATAACAGACCCTTCTGCAATTTACTCTAAACTACTTGACATAAAGCATGGCAGGGTAAAAGAGGGGCTTAAGATAGGAATCCCAGAAATAGATGAATTTGTAAGGTTTAAGCATGGTAATTTTAATTTGTTGATAGGTCATGCCAATGTCGGAAAAACTACTGTTATACTTTACCTATTCATCCTCTGGGCTATTAAACACAAACTTCGTTTCTTAATTTGGAGTAGTGAGAATACTCCACAATCAATTCAAAGAAAAATTGTAGAATTTAAAATGGGTAAGCCAATTACCAAAGCAGAAGATGAAGAAATCAAAGATGCTTTAGAATGGTCAGATACTTATTTTAAAATTATAGATGTAGAACAGCTATATACTTATAAAGAACTTTTGGATGAAGCATCAATAGTTAAAGATGCATGGGATTATCATGGCTTTTTAGTTGACCCATATAACTCTTTAATGAAAGATAAAATGTTATATAAAGAAGTTGGAGGTCATGAATATGATTACCAAATAGCAACAGAGTTTAGACTTTTTGCAAAGAAAAATAATATAACAGTATTTTTAAATGCTCATGGAGTTACAGAGGCATTAAGAAAAACTCAAGCTAAAGGTCATCAGTATGAAGGACTGCCAATGCAATTAGGAATGGCATCTGTTGAAGGGGGAGGTAAATGGGGTAATCGTGCAGATGATGTGATTTGTATTCATAGATATACATCTCATCCAACTGACTGGGTGTTTACATATTTATATGTACTAAAAATAAAAGAAATGGAAACTGGTGGAAGGTGTACTCCTTTTGACCAGCCTATCAAATTAAGAATGAAGCTAAATAATGTTGGCTTTACTTTTATGGATAGAGATTTATTAGATAAGAAAAAAGAAAAGGATTTATTATTTTGATTTTAACAATATTACTATTTATATCAACAATTTTTTTAGTCATAGCACAACTTAAGTTTGCTGACATTTATATTGCATTAATAAAAGGTTTTATGGTTGGAGCTTTATATCACAAAGAACAGTATGATGATGGATTTGATGAATATACCCTACAATGTTTAATAGGGTTTATAAGTTTGACTGTGAGATGGGAGAGGGAGCAGAGTGGTTAGGAGTTGTTGCAAAACAACATGATGAGTGGATAAGAATAGTAAGGAGCTTTGGAGAAAAGAATTATGCAGAAGATATAGTTCAGCAGAGTTATTTAATATTACATAAATATGCAGAGCCAGATAAGGTTATTGAAAATGGAAAAATAAGAAGGGGATATATGTACTTTACTTTAAGAACAACATATTATTTATATTATAACCAAAAACGAAAAGTGAAAAAGGTTAGTATTGATGATGGTATTCTCCAGCTAATTCAATCTGATGATGTAAGGGAAAATAATGCTTATAATCAGATATGTCAGAAGATTGATAAGGAGATAGAAAACTGGCATTGGTATGATAAAAAATTATTTGTACTTTATAGAGATTCTGGATTAAGCATAAGAAAACTTGCAGCAGAGACAAAGATAAGTTGGGTATCAATTTTCAATACTTTAAAAAATGCAAAAAATATAATTAAGGATAAGTTTTATGAAGATTACGAGGACTTTAAAAACGAGGATTATGACAGACTATAAAACTTATAAAAAGAATTACAACAACAGGTCAGAGGGATTTGGAGATACAGTAGAAAGAATTACAAAGGCTACTGGAATCAAAAAAGCTGTTGACTATGTAAGTGATAAGCTGGATAAAGATTGTGGCTGTAACGAAAGGAAAAGGACCTTAAATAAGAAATTTCCTTATTACAGACCAGAGCTTTTTACAAAAGAAGAATATGAATATCTTGACCTATACTTTAAACCAAGAGGAGAACACATACCAACAGACCAATGGGCAAGAATGATAGAGATAAGTAATAGGGTGTTTAGAGAAAATAAAGACCTTAAAGGATGTGGTGGTTGCACCATGAACAAAGTAGTACAAAAACTTAAAAAATTATATGATGAGTACAAATAAAATTGACCTAGTAAGAGAGTTAGAATACCTAACTAATTTTGAGCAGTTAGGCAGAGCTTTAATAAGTGTAAGCAAAGAGATAAAAAGCGACAAGCTAGATGAAAGTAAAAGAGCATTATCAGAGATTGGAATGTATGTTTCACATCTTGAACAAGAGAGAAAAGCATATCATAAATCTATAAGCATGTATAGAGAAGATAAGATAAGAGCAATCAATAGAGCATTAAGAGTAGAAGGACAAAACGAAGAACTAAAAAAGAAACTTACAAAACTAGAGAAGGCTAAAAAAATAGGATTGTGAGCCTTATAAAAAATAGAGATAGAGTGAAACAAGTAATAGATTTTACTGGAGTTCAAAATGGTAAAATGCATCCAAGTGATATTGATGCAGTATTAGAATTTGATAATAAGATTCTAATTTTAATTGAAGTTAAATATCAGTATAGTAAAATACCAACAGGTCAAAGGCTTTTATTAGAAAGACTAGCTGATAGTTGGCATACTGAAAATTCAATAGTTCTAAAAGTAGAACATGATTTTGATAATGACAATGTTAATATACCTTTAGAGAAGTGTAAAGTTACAGCAATATACTTTAATAAAGAATGGACATATTATCAAAAGGGAAAAGATTTTATTAAGTATATAAATAAAATAGGAGAGAAGTGGAATTGTATTAAATGTAAATTTTAAAATGATAACATTATTAAATGGTAATAAATATTTAGAGAAAGAATTACTAAGCAAGATGCATAGTGATACTTTTTATTATGGAGAGCTAGGTAGAAATGCTTTAAGCTCATCAGCAATTAAACAACTTTTAGATTCACCAAAATCTTATGAGAGAAGTTTAAATTTTAAGCAAGATAATCCTGCATTTAAAACAGGAAGGCTAATACATTTAGCAGCACTAGAACCAGATAAATTAGAATCTCTGGTAACAATAGTAGAGGTGCAATCAGCACTAACAAAAAAATATAAAGACAAAGTTATAGAGGTTGGTAGCTCTGAATTTGTATATACCAGAAAAGAATATGATAAAGCAATGTATAGTGTGGATGCATTACTACAGAACGAGATGTGGCAAAGAATAACAAGAAAAGCAGAGTTTGAAATTCCAGCAGTACAGATGTTACATGGTTATGCATTTAGAGCAAAGGCAGATGTGCTAGGACCAAACTATGTTGCTGATTTAAAAACAAGTTCAGACATAAAAGGATTTCCTTATGCAGCAAAAAAATATGGCTATGATGTTCAGCTATATCTGTATAGCGAATTATTTAATGTAACTTACGATAAATTTTATTTTTTCGTAATTTGCAAAAAAACTGGAGATTTAGGAATATGGGATTGTAAAGAAAGTTTTTACAATTCTGGCAAAGATAAAGTAATAAGAGCAATTAAGACATTTGAGGAGTATTTTGTTAACAATGAAAGTGAATTAAATGAATATGTCTTACGAGGAACTCTTGAGTGAAGAAATAAATAGATTTTATTTTATGGCTCTACTTGATATAATGAATGGTACAACAAAAGAAGAAATGCAATTAATGATGCAGTTCTACGAAGAACTTGAAATGTATGAAGCATGTGCTGGAATATTAAAAGCAATAAAAGAACACGAATATGATACAAACAGAATTAAAAAAGATAATTAAACATGAGACTGGAATAGACCTTAACAATGAGGATATTCTAAAATCTCAAAGGAGAGAGTATGTAGAATCCAGAGGAATGTACTGTACTCTTTTAAGAGAAATGACAAACTTAACCTTAACATCAATAGGTAGAAGTTTAAACAAAGACCATACAACTGTTTTATATTCTTTGGAGAATTTTATTTATTGGTTAAAAAATGACCCACACCTAGAGAAATCTTATATACAAATAAAGTTAATCTTTAAGAAATATCTACAACTAAAAGACACTCCAGATTTAGATGAGCTTATAGAAAATTACTTACAACTTAAAAAAGAATACAAGAAATTGTATGAGTTTTATTCAAAAAGTAATGAAAAAAACAAACCAGAGATAGAAAACTTCGTTAAATTCATAAATTAATCTCTCTGATTACCAGTTAGTTAGCAATCTTTAACAAAATTTTAACATAATTGTGTAAATCGTGTTAATAATTATTGTATCTTCACATAAAGTTTGATACTACTTCATAAAAAGTATTGGGTGGAAAGGAAACCACTCTCCTGCCAAGAGGGACACGACAGGCACAGCAAATTAAGGGTCACTCGGACATCACAGGCAAAAATTCTCATCTCAAAGATAACTAGATGTGTATCTAGTCTGAAGATTCCAAAAGGATGAAATCTGAAACTTAAAAACATAAAAAATGAAAATAAAAAATATAGAACTAAAAAATCAAAACAAAAACTTTTTTTTCTACATTAATGACACAGACATTGATGCTTACCTTGAATTTAGAATAGATGCAGGAATATTTGGTGGGGAATATTTATATTTCCGATTTGCTGACTTTGATGGCTGTGTTCAAACTTGTGGATTGCCATTAAGACAATATAAAAATTGGGGTAAACCTATAAATATAAAAGATAGCATTATAAATTGGGTACTCAATCTTGAGCCTTATAATCCAATTAAATGTGTAAAAAAAGAAAAATTAAAAAAGTTCTTAAAAGAAAATTTCAACATTATAGGAGAATAAATAAATAATTGTTTTAAAATTAAGGAGAGGTGAAATAGTGGATATATCAAGTAGCCTCTCCTTCTGTCCATAGATGTGTATCTATGCTGATGAAGCGAAAGCAGAAACAGTAACATTAAAACAAATAACTAAAATTAATTAAAATGAAAATAGAATATTTACAAACTTATGGGGGTAGAGAAAAATACTTTGATAAGAAAAAAGACTTACAAACAGATGATTGTGTTGTAAGAGCTTGTGCTAATGCTACTGGCATTGAATACTTAAAAGTAATGCAAAGATTATTTGAAATTGGTTTAGAAATAAAACAAATGCCACATAATCAAAAGACTTTTGAAAAATTTTTAATTGAAAATGGTTTTTCAGGAAGACAAACACCATTAAAGGATGGTGGTAATAGGAGATTTAAAGTGCATCAATTTCCTATTGATGAGAAAAAAGTATATATAATTCATACTTCGGGGCATTTAACTTGTATAGACCAGGGTCTTTTAAAAGATTCTTGGGATTGTGGTAATACAGCAGCACAAAGTTATTATGTTAAATAAATCAATCATTATGAAAAATAAAATAATATTTTGGATAATAACATACACAATAGTATTTACAATCATGTCAGTCTATGGTGTTATTTCTTACTTTATACTATTACCATGAAACAAATGAAGGTAGTATATAAAGCAACAAAAAAAGACCTCAGTATGAAAACTGATATAGAACTTCAAAAGAAGATTCTAAAAATAATAGGATGGTCATTAGGACTGGGAACATTTTGGTTAATCATGCTAATCAACTTTCTGTTTTATTTTGCAGATAGTATATCAGCACAGTTTAGCCAATTATATTGGGCTATAATAAATTTACTAGCATGGAACTATTAGACATACAAGAACAAATTGAACAATTAAGAATAAGATTGAAAGTAATTCATGAAAATACATTTTATTGTTCTGATTCAGAACTTAATCAAAGAATAGAAAATTGTACTAAACTTAATTCAGCAGATTTTTGGTTAAAAGATTTATCAGAGGATATAACAAAGCAACATGAAAATAAAATTCAAAACACTAAAAGACCACAATAAGGAAATACAAATCCAGAAGTGGTGTTGGAAAAATAACATAAGAGTATATGTTGAACCAACTAGAGTGGGAAGAAAGCCTCCAGTTAGAATAGTCCTAGAGTATAAAGGACAAATAACTAAAGGTAAAAAAACATTTAAACAAAACACAAAGGAATTAAACGATATGCTTAGTGAGGTTTATCTCTGGGCTTATAATAGAGCTAAACAAGCTAAGTAGTTTCATAGTTATGTTTTATGTTGGAAAGGGTAAGGTAGAAATATCTTGCCCTTTTTTTTTGCTTAAGATTTAACAGATTGATATAAAACTTATTGTATAATTGAATAATCAAATTTTTTCAAGTATGACACATGGAGGAGCAAGAAAAGGAGCAGGTAGAAAATCTAAAGCTGATGAGATTAACTTAATAGAGAAGTTAAGTCCATTAGAGGATGCTGCATACCAAGCTCTTAAAGAAGGAGTTGAAAAAGGAGACTTCAAGTATGTTCAACTGTTCTATAATTACTATGCAGGTAAACCAAGAGAAACTAAAGACATAACTATCAATGAAGATTCTCCATTATTTGTAGAATGATAGTAAAAAAGACAATAGCATTTGATAAGCTCTTTAAGCTAAACAAAAGAGTTAAGATTGTAAGAGGAGGAACATCAGCTGGAAAGACAATCTGTATATTAACCATCCTAATAGATAAAGCAATAAGAAATGAAGGTAGTGAGGTAAGTGTAGTTGCAGAGACTGTACCACACCTTCGTAGAGGAGCTTTAAAAGACTTTCTAAATATACTTAAGGGGTTGAATAGGTATGATGAGAGAAAGTTCAATAGAACTACCTTAAAATACATTTTCAGTAATGGTAGTTATATAGAGTTCTTTTCAACAGACCAGCCAGATAGATTAAGAGGGTCAAGAAGAACTGATTTATTTATCAATGAATGTAACAATGTTCCATTTGAAGCATACCAACAATTATCAGTAAGAACATCTGGAGAGATATGGCTTGACTATAATCCAACAAATCTATTCTGGGTAGATAAGGAACTTGTAGGAACTTCTGATACAGATTTCATTACATTAACATATAAGGATAATAATCATTTACCAGAATCAATTATTAAAGAAATAGAGAAGGCAAAAGACAAAGCTAAAAACAGTACATACTGGTCAAACTGGTGGAGAGTATATGGACTTGGAGAAGTAGGTAATTTAGAAGGAGCTTGTATTCCAGATTGGAAACAAATAGACATCATCCCTAATGAGGCTAGAATACTTTGTCATGGATTAGACTTTGGTTACTCTGTTGATGAAGCAGCATTAATAGCTTTATATAAATACAATGATGTATATATATTTGATGAGGTCCTATATAGGAAAGGAATGCTTAATTCTCATATCAGTCAGTTCTTAAAGAACAATCAAATATATGGAACTGTTTGGGCAGATTCAGCAGAACCTAAATCAATAGCTGAATTAAATACTTATGGTCATCAAGTTTATCCAGTATCAAAAGGAAAAGATAGTATCGTATATGGTCTTAATTTGATGAATCAGAATACAATCTACATAACAGAGAGAAGTAAGAATTTAATCAAAGAGTTACAGGGTTATGTTTGGATGAAAGATAAGCAGGGTAACACTATGCAGAAACCAAATCCATTATCTGGAGACCATAGCATAGATGCAGCAAGATATGCATTAACATCACAACTACAAGACCCACACAGAGGCGAATATCATATATGGTAAGATTATACAAAATAGAAGTTTAATTATTGTAATATTATGAAGTTAAAGATAGATGTTCCAGATTCTTTAAGTGAGATAACATTAAGTCAGTATCAGAAGTTTGAAAAAATAGATAATGATGAAAATAGAAACACAAATTTTATCTTACATAAGTTAGTAGAGATATTTTGCAATCTGGATTTAAAAGATATAATAAAAATAAAATGGTCTAGTGTTTCAAAGATTGCAAATAGCATAAATGAGCTTTTTGAGAAGGACCATAAACTAATAAGAACATTTAGTTTAAATGGAGTTGAATATGGTTTCATTCCAAACCTAGATGATATGACATTAGGAGAATATATAGATTTAGATAATTCTGTTTCTGATTGGCAGGAAATGCACAAAGCAATGGCAGTATTATTTAGACCTGTAACTTATAAAAAAGGAGATATGTATTTAATTAAAGATTATGAAGCAGAAGAAGTAGATGAATTAAAACACATGCCTCTGGATGTGGTATTAGGTTCTTTGTTTTTTTTTTACAATTTAAGAAAAGAATTGCTGAATACTATACCGAGTTATTTGAAATTGGAGATGCAGAAGAAGGGTATGACTATAATGGAAAAGCTGCCTTCGCAAAAAAGTGGGGATGGTATCAATCTATCTATGGATTGGCTAAGGGAGATGTTCAGCAAATCCTACCAGTTACAAAACTAAAATTACACTCATGCTTATTTTATTTAGCATTTGAGAAAGATAAAATGGATATAGAAAAAAGATTAATTAAAAATGGCTAAAACAAAAGGATTTTACAATGTTATTGAAACGATAAAAACAGCTCTATCAGCAGAGCCTTTTGTCAATACTGTAAGTTATGGAAATATAGATGAGGTTGATTTAAACAAGCAGACTATATTCCCACTTGCTCATGTCGTAATTAACAGCTGTGTAGTAGGCACAAAAACTCTAACAATGAATGTGTCAATCTTATCTATGGATGTAGTTGATGAAAGTAAAGATGAAACTACTGACATATACACAGGAAACGATAATGAGCAAGATGTATTAAACACTCAACTAGCATTACTTAATAGAGTAATAGCAGGTATGCAAAGAGGAGACTTATATGACCAAGCAGATAACATGTTCCAGATAGAAGGAGATGTAACATGTGAACCTTTTGTAGATAGATTTGAAAATAGACTTGCAGGATGGGCAGCAACATTTGATGTAATCACAATAAACGACATGACAGTATGTTAAAGAAAAAACAAATAGAGGTTTTAAAGAAGTTTAGAGATTATGTAATTAAACAATCTAGGGCAAATCTTACTAGAAAGAAAAAGAGTGTATCAAGAAACCTTTATGATAGTTTAGAAGGAAAGTTTCATGTTAGTGCTAATTCTTTCTCTCTACAATTCTTAATGGAGGAGTATGGTACATATCAAGACAAAGGAGTAAGTGGAGTTGAAAAGAAATATGATACACCTTTTAAATTTACAAAGAAAAAGCCTCCAATGCAGCCATTAGCAGATTGGGCAAAAGCAAGAGGAATGAAATTAAGAGATGCAGAGGGAAAGTTTAAAAAAGGAGGAATTAAGTCTTTAGGTTTTATTTTACAAAACCACATATTTAAGCATGGTATAAAACCATCCTTATTTTTTACAAAACCATTTGAAGCAGCATTTAAAAGATTGCCTAAAGATTTTATAAATGCTTATGGTTTAGATTTTGAAAAGTTTTTAGATTTTAGTTTAAAAGAATAGACAATGGCAAATATATTATTAAGAAGTCCTTATTATGTTAATCTATCTAGAGCTACTGGATTATCAGCAAAATTAGAATTGACAATCAAAGGTAATACAGAGGACATAAGTACATTAAGATATACGATTATAAAAAACACTCCAACGAATAGTGTAACATTTGAAATATCACAATTATGTAGGGATTATTTAGATATTGCTTATGCAGGAAGTTATATTAGTGCTGTTGTAAATATTTCTGGAGCTGTAACTTGGTATGATGCTGTTGATGCAGGAGGGAGTTCTGTCGGATTACCTGTTAATTTTACTCACAAAGGATTTGATGGATATTGGGATTATGTAAATAGTAGCTCAAATAAAAATTTCTGTACTTCTGGAATCTGTTTAATGCAAGATAACTCAACTATATATGTTCCAGAAAATACAGCAGGATATGTACCTACTCTTTCATCTGGAGCAATAGTATATGAGACCTTTAATACAAGTTCTACATCTATTGCAGTTGGAAGTCCAGCACAAACAATAACAATTACTAGAACTCAATGTTCAAGATATTCTCCAATCAAAGTTACATTCGTAAATAAGTATGGAGCATTGCAAGATGTATATTTTGAAATGAGAAGTACAAAATCAATTTCAACAAAAGTAGAAAAATATAATAATTCAAATATTTCAACAGCTGGAACTTACTCTGGTCAATCTCATCAGTTTAAAACATTAAATAAAAAAGGGAGAGAGAGAATTACAATCAATACAGGATATATGGATGATGGAATGAATGAGCCAATGAAGCAATTAATGTTATCCGAACAAGTTTGGGCAACAATAGATGGTAACATTCATCCAGTAGATGTAGCAACGAGCAGCATGACATTTAAAACAGGGAAGAATGACAAGTTGGTTCAATATACTTTAGATTTAGAGTATGCTCATGAAAGTATTGATAGAGTAAGATAATGAAAGCCTATTTACAATTATATATTGAAGGAAACAGAATAGATTTATTTACTGATGAATCTATTAACATGGTTCAATCTATTCAGAACATAAAAGACATCTCACAAGTCTTTGTAGAGTTCAGTAGGAGCTTTGATGTACCAGCTTCAAAAAATAACAATAAGGTTTTTAAACATTACTACAATTATAGTATCAAAGATGGCTTTGATGCAAGATTAAAAAAAACAGCAACACTAGAAATCAATCACAGACCATTTAAAGATGGAAAGATAAGATTAGATGGAGTAGATATGGTAGATGGAGGTCCAAATTCATATAGGATTACTTTCTTTGGAAATACCATAACACTAAATGACCTTTTAGGAGATGATGATTTAAGTGGATTAGAGTTATCTACCTTTGATACAGATTATACTGCTGCAAATGTTAAGACTGCTTTAACTGGTGGAATAACATATACATTTACTGACCCACAAACATCAGCAACTATTCCTTATCCAAATGCGATAATAGCACCTCTAATTTCTCATACTCAAAGATTCTATTATTCTAATTCTGCTGGTACTGCTTATTCAGATACAGCAACAATACAAAACATAAAATGGGATTCTGATTTACATGCTGGAGTTTATTATGAGCAGTTAAAATTTGGATTAAGAGTACATGCAATTATAGAGGCTATTGAAAGAAAATATGGAATTACATTTTCAGAAGATTTCTTATATCCAAATAATCCTCCTTACTATGATTTATATTTATGGTTACATAGAAAAAAGGGAACTGCATTTGAAGCAAATGAAATATCAAAACAAATAACAGGCTTTACTATTGATAGACATACTTCAATGACTAATGTTAGAAGTGAAGCAAATGAACTTATAATTTCTGGCTTAACAGAAACAGAAGTAAGAGCAAGTTTAACAGTTACATCTACTACTGCAATAACTGCAACAATAAAAGTTTTAAAAGATGGTCTTGAAATAAATAATGGAACAAGAACAATGACTAATGCTACCTCTATAACTCTTACTAGCATGTTCTTAGAAAATGGAAGTTATAAGGTTTATATATTATCAGAAGAAACAAGTTTTACTTTAAGTACAGCAACAGAATGGGCATTAGATTTAATAGATGGTTCTGACCAAGCTACCTATGCTTTAACTGGAACTTTTAGTTTTACCAATACAAGAAGATTTATCATAGCAGAGCAAATCCCAGAGATGAAGGTTATAGATTTTCTAACTGGATTATTTAAGATGTTTAATTTAACAGCTTATGAAGATGGAGGAACAATAATTGTAAAATCATTAGAAAATTATTATGGAGATTCAAATGTTGTTTGGGATATTACGAAATATGTGGACCAGAACTCTGGTACAGTAGATGTAGCTTTACCTTATAAAGAAGTAGAGTTTAAATTTGAAGGATTAGAAACGAAACTTGCAAAGCAGCATAACCAAATAAGCAATCAATCATGGGGAACTGAACATTATAGAGGAGATGACTATTATGATGCTGCTCCTTCAACTTATTCAGTTGTTGTTCCTTTTGAACACATGAAATATGAACGATTAAAAGAAGTAGTAGGAGGAGTAACAACTTCAATTCAAGTAGGATGGTTTGTAGATGATAATTCAGACCCTTATTTTGGTAAGCCTTTACTTTTTTATGCAGAGGTTCTTTCAGTAAGTGGAAATAGTATAAGTTATTTAACAGATAAAACCTCAACTAAAGAAGAGCTTACTGGTAATGTGTTTATGCCAATTAATAGTGTAAGTACAGATTCAAGTGTTTCAGAATCATCTTTAAATTTTAGAAATGAAATAAATGAATACACTAACACTAATGCTTTTAGTGATACTTTATTTTTAAAATATTATAAGAGTTATATTCAAGATGTATTTACATTAGATAGAAGGTTAACAACTGTAACTGCATATTTACCAATTAAAGTTTTACAAGAAATTAATCTTGCTGATACATTAGCAATCTTTGACAGGAACTATACAATAAACACCTTAGAAACAGATTTTAAAACTGGTGTTAGTAAGATAGAAATGATTAATGAGCTTACTGTCTCTATTGGAGGTTCTACTCCAATAACCACGACTACTACTACTGATGAAGATGTATGTACTGAATGTTCTGCTGATTCAACTTTATGTACTATTGACAATTTAACACCAACAGCAGATAAGACTTGTGTTGTAGGAAGAACTGTAACAATATCTGGTGAAATATCTGCTGACAATACTGATGATATTACTTTGACTGCAGAGGCAAATAATTTTATAGGTACTGCATCTTTTGTATGGAGTGGAGGAAGTGCATCTGGTTCAGCTAATCCAATAACCTTTACAGAAGCAACAGCAACAGGATATATTGATTATACTTGTACTGCAACTGATGATTCAGATGATGAAGATTTTGAAGATACACATACAGTTTTATGGTCTCCTAAAAAATACACAATTACCTTAAATGTAGTTAACAATATTTCTGGACCAGCAGCTGGATATGCAATAGGAGGAGACCAAACAGGAGCTACTAAATCTTTAGTTTCTGGAGCTGAATATTTCTTTAACACAACTGTAACTGCTAACACAGGATATGTATTTACATCTGGACCAACAGTAACAAATGCATCTGGTACAGTAGCAACAGCAGATGCAACTGTTAATACAACATTAACTGGAGCAGTACAAGCAACAAATGCTTTCGTTGCAATTAGTGGAGCAACAGCAAGAACTATTGGAAATGAAATAACTTTATTAGCAACTCTAAGTGGTATATCTGGAACAGATGCAAATCCAATAACTTATACATGGTCTGGAGGAGCAGCAAGTGGTTCTAGTGCATCTGTTGATATAACAGAAACAACAGGAACACAGCCAACAAGACCTGTATTAGTAACTTATAAATGTACTGTAACTGGAGTAGAGACTGCAACAGGTAGTCCAATAACAACAGCAGGAGAGCATGATGTTAACTGGACAGATTTAGCTTTAATTACAGTAACATTAGCAATAGATACTTCAAATATAGCTGGACCAGCAGCTGGATGGACAATTACAGGAGACCAGCATGGTTTAGAAAAAACTCAAAATGCTAATACTGTTTTTAACTTTACTTCTGATGTAGAATTGAATCAGGGTTATGAATGGGTAGGAGATAAACCATCAGTAACTAATGCAGGGGGAACTTATGGAACATCACAAACAGTAACCACAACTTTTGGAGCTGGAACAGCTCAATTAATTGTTTATAATTATTATATAGCAACAGGATGTAGTGGAACATCAGTAGCAGGTCAAACAATTTACATAAGGTCAAGAGGTAGTTTTACTGTTGGCTCATCATCAACTGGAAGTTCAATTAAAGTTAATGGTAATTGTTATTATACAAGTTCTACAACAACTGCAAGTACATGGGGAGAGAATGATGGGGTTACAGTAGGAAATGCAGAGTATGTAGGGTGTCCTGCATGTACCGATACAGAGGCAACAACAGCAGACCCATGTTTATTAACTAAAAGTAAAATAAATTTAAGATATGCAGATAGTAATATAGTTTGTGAATCTGCTAGTTCTGAATTGTTTTATTATATAAATGGAGCTGATGATTCAGTTTCTTTTTGTAATGCTACAAATTTATATACTTATACTGATTGTACTGTAAATGCACCAGCAGGACATTATTCATTAGTAAGAGATAATACTAAAAGAAGATATTGGAATGGAACAGCTTTCTCTGTTTGTGTGAATTGTTTAGATGCAAACTATTTATTCTATATGGGAATTGGATGGAATCCTTTTACACAATATTGTGATGATGCACAGGGTATAGGAGGATATTATTATTTTGATAATAACAAATCCTTAACATCTGCAACTCCAAATGATAAAATGTATGCAAGTGCATCTGATGTAGGGACAAATAATTTTGCAGCAGAAGGATTTTATACAGATGGAGATAGTTTTTATAGATATTATGAGCCACAAAGTTTACAGGTATGGGAAGATTATGGAGAATGTTTACCTAAACCACCAGACCCAGACCCAGACCCAAGCAAACCTACTCTATC